TTGTCAATTCTTTGACCACCGATTGATAATTCTACGTTGTTAACCGCACGCTCGGCAACCCAGTTGCAATCAGCCGCGGCAGTGGTGATAGTAGTCGCCTCATCGGACTCAAGCTCGATGTACATGTCACCGACGAGATCACCGTTACGGGCAACGGTGACGGAGACGCGGCCGGAGTTGGCGGCAGTACCGTTAACGGTCTGCTCGATGTTCTCCATCGCGAAGTTAGTGTGGCGCTTGTATTTGGCCTGGAAGAAAGTTACCTCAGGGTTACCGGTAAGGTAGACATCCTGGGCACCGTAAGCGACGAGTTGCATAAGACCGCCAGCCATTTTGAGAGTTGTTGTACTATAGGCAGAGAAAATAATTTTGGGTAAATGTGCGAAATTTCGCGATCCAATTTTTCTTGGTCTAATTCAAATGTCAAAACAGCCTGAAGAAACCGAGATTGAGGAGGGTGAAATTGTATCCGAAACTGAATCAGAGGAGGAGGAGATCTCCATCATCGCTACTGAGGATGAACCCATGGACGAAATCGACGATGACGATATGATGTTCGAAGATGATGGTGTGGATGTTGCGACCCTCATGACCTCCCTTCTCGCGACCGAGGATGGAGACACCGTATGTACGGCCCTGGTCAGTATCACTCAACAACTTCAAATGCAAAACAAAATTTTGATAAAGATTTTGAGTGAATTAAAAAATTAATTAGAGAGAAAAATTGTAAAAGATATAATTAATGGAGGACACTCACTTCATCGACAAGGAACCAAATCGCTATGAAGCGCTTGCAGTACTTCAAAAACAGACTATCCAGTCGATGAATGAAGAGACCATAATAAATATTATAGAAACATTTGAAAAGATGTGGAACCTCAGAACAGAAGATTTCAAATGTGCACGCGAACTCGGATATCGTCAATATGTACATATCGATAATTTTGACACCGAGGGGAACCCAAATGTGGGTGGTATTGATATTTTAGCCATAAAAGGTATTCGTGAGAAACAGCGTCGTTTCCTGGTAGATTTAAAAGGTCAAATCAAGAAACTCAAACTTGATAAAAAGGGGGATGAGAACGATACGACTATGATCACCAGGGTACACAATATTCTAAAACAGGTAAAAGATGGTTACGATAATGTCCGTCGCCATTATGGTGCGTATGAACGTGTCGTAAATCCAACCGCGGTTCCACAAACCAAGTCTATTTCAGATGCTTCCACTATGGGTGAAGATGACCTGGATAATTCCATACCCCTCCAAAAGTGTATTATTTTCTGTCTCGATGAACTCGAAAAAGCGAAATACCGTAGATACAAAGGTCATTGCTGCGAAGAGAGAAAGACGGAAGATGGACACCACACGAGAGCATGGGAACAAAAGATGACAATCGAGGAATTTGTCTATTCCTTATCGAATAAGGATGATAATTTTGAAATGTGGAAAAACTTCACGAGTAAGGGGAGTATTTTCAGGGAAGTCATCGACCATCTTTTAAAGTGTCAGGACTCTCAGTTTCCAACCATTAACAAAAGACGACACGTTTGGTCGTTTAAGAATGGTGTATTTGTGGGCAAAGAATGGGTCTCTACTAACCAGGAAAATCCAGATGATGGATATTATACGTGTACATTTTACCCATATAATTCGATAGAATTCAAAAATCTTGATCCCTCTATCGTCGCGTGTAAGTATTTCGATAATGATTTTAACGATTATTCAAACTTAGAAAGGTGGCAAGATATTCCAACACCAAACTTTGACAAAGTTTTACAGTATCAGAAATTTGAAGAGGAAGTCTGCAACTGGGCGTATGTTATGGGTGGTCGTCTCTGTTATGATGTTGGAGAGCTGGATTCGTGGCAAATTATCCCATTCTTCAAGGGTATCGCTAAATCGGGTAAATCTACGTTAATTACTAAGGTTTTCAAGAATTTCTATGAAAACCAGGATGTACGAACCCTATCGAACAATATCGAGAAGAAGTTTGGACTTTCTTCAATCAAAGATGCATTCATGTTTATAGCTCCAGAGGTGAAGGGAGATCTCGCTTTAGAACAGGCGGAGTTTCAGTCTCTCGTTTCAGGTGAAAACGTATCTGTTGCAGTTAAGAATAAACCAGCTGAAGAGATTCCAGAGTGGAAGGTCCCAGGGGTTCTTGGTGGTAATGAAGTCCCAGGATGGAAAGATAACTCGGGATCTGTTCTACGACGTATTTTACCATGGAACTTCAGCAAACAAGTAAGGCAAGCAGATCCTCGTCTCGACGAAAAACTTAAACATGAATTACCCAGAATTTTACTTAAATGTGTCAGGGGTTACATCGAATATAGGAACAAATATGCTGATGCGGATATTTGGGATGTTGTACCGAAATACTTTGAAATCATCAAGATGCAGGTTGCGAAGGTTGCAAACTCTCTCATCCATTTCCTAGAATCCACTATTGTGGATAAGGGTAAAGACCAATACGTCCCACAAAACTTGTTTGTAGCTGCGTTCAATACACATTGTAAAAACAATAATTTGGGTCAACACAAATTTCATGAAGATTTCTATGTCGGTCCATTCAGTTCGTATGATATTGAAGTTAGAAATGAATCTGTATCGTATAGAGGAAGACAATACCCCGTCCAACCAGTTATATTTGGTATCGACCTAATCGAAGACCAGTTAATGACTGGCAACAATCATTAAAAAAAATCCTTATAGATAGTAATATGAGCCAGTCGGTCAAAGAATTTGTCAGGCAGTCTGGTGTGGACGTACGAAGTCCAGACTCTAACTCCAATAATAACTTCGCTCGAGAACTGGAAGAGGATATGTTTAGACGACAAGACCGTATGGCTCGTCGAGAAGAAATTGCACGTGGTCAGCAGTTCTTCCGCGAACCTACGCGACCCGAGTTACAACAACGGCGGGTTCCTCCACCTCCTAGACGGAGTCGTTTCGCTAACAATTCTCCATTAGAAAATGAATTTGCAGACATTAATATGGACAAATTAGTAAATAATGCACTAAAAGAACCCATAAATACGAGTGAATTTGATAACATGAATCTTAATCCCATAAACGAAGCCGCGTTTGAAAAGGGTCTCGCTGAGATGAACCCAAACGCAATCAACGAATTTGGGGACCTCACTGATCTAGAAATATCTCCATTGAAACCTGGGTTATTCGTTGGCACTATTAATAAATCATTCGGTAAAGAAGTTCGTTTAGACCTTTTACCAATTCTAATGAAAAAACCACTCGGTAAAACACCTATCGGTCAGGGTCTTTATATAGACACGAAAGAGATAAAGGGTATTTATGGTCAGTTTAAAACGGGATTTTCTCGTACCAAGGAGGGTGGCCCCAAAGGAAGTATTAACAAACCTTTCGCGAGTGTCCAAATTATGGTGACCGTTTCGGATGGTATGAATAGTCAAGGTGGACTCTGTAATATTTATAGGAATGGTAAAATACTTTTCCGAAATGGATTTGTTGGTACGAACATTACAAACCAACCTGAACTCATTCGTCGATTTATCGTAGATAATTACACACAAAAAGAACCATTCCTTTACAGTCCAATCGAGTATAACAATCTCAGTGGTCAGTTTAGTATAAACGGGGTATTCACAAATCTCACTCGTATGCAAATGAAATTTTCGAAATACGGATCTACCACTTATGAACCAGAACTTTCACCTATGCTCTATGTCACCATGAAAGGGTACACACTCAACATTAGTAAGTCTGGTACCGTACAAATCATAGGTGCCAAATCACCCGCTATCATGGAAAATGCATACAAAGCTGTAACTCCATTAATCCGTGAATTTTATAGAGATGGAGATGTTAAAATAAACAAGACCAAACGCAAGACAAAGGCTAAGCGCAAGACCAAGACCAAGGTTTCTCCTCCTAAAAAGACCAAACCTATAGTAAAACGCAAAGCACCTTTAACAAACAACCAAATCAACGCACTCAAAATTGATGGAAAGAAGTGTGATCGTATGTCTAGAGATGAACTCAAAACTCTGGCACGTAAAATGGGTATTCTCAGTTTTAGAATTAAAAATGGTTCTACCACTCGGGACATGCGTAAGGATGAAATTTGTGCTGCTATAAAGGCTAAATCTAAGACTAAAAACGTTACTGTAAAAAATACCAATAAAAACAAGAACGTTAAATTATCTGGTACTGGTAGCACATTTCGCATCGGTGGTAAACTGTGTCGTGATAAGACATTAACTGAAATCAAACAGTTTGCTGCATTACTTAAAATAAATACATCGGGTAAGCAGACGAAGGATGCCCTTTGTAAACAGATTGAGAAGAGTCGTAATAATCTCGCAAAGCCCAAACCTCCTCCTCCACCCAAGCCTACAAAGAGGAACGTACAGAGGGAAAAGAAATCACGGGTTCAAACTGAAAAGATGAAAGAGAGGGTAAAGAGGGTCGGATTAGACGACAATTCTATTCGTAAGGACCTCGAGAAGCAGTACGGTAAGGCGTGGATGAACAGATACAAACCTAACCTCACACAAGACGTTAGAAACATCAAGAATGCTGCATCTAGAGTTAATTCCAATGATAAAAATAAGGCACTTGGTGTACCAAAAAAGATGGTCGTTAATAGAATCAAGAAGGATATGGTTTCACGATGGAAAATGCAGAGAAAGCGCAACCTTGAAAGAAATTACGTGATGAAAAATGTAAACGTCACCGGAGTCCCTAATAATATGAAAAATAAATGGAGACAAGCAGCTGCAAATGAAGCTCTTCGCAGAAATAAAATTTTGACTGCTAAGCAGTTCGCAGCTTTAAAGAAAAAATGGTTAAAGGGTATGAAGAATATTATAGGTAATGGGAACGCGCGTAGAAATATTGGGGCGGCTAGAGCTCGGGTTGAAACGTTATAATCACGGTGTGAGAGTCGATGATGATACCCGAACGTGGGGCACTCCAAAAGATTCATGGATGGAAATGGCCAAAGAGGAGCTTTTAGATGCTATTATTTACACTGTGGCGGATTACATTAGAAATGTTAGGAGTGAGGGAGACCGTGCACCCCTTAGTTTTCGTAAAAATGATGAGCTTGATGATAACAAACTCATCATATCTATAGTTGATGACTGGGAATGTGTTGAAAGTCCACAACACAAAATGATGTTGTGGAATCTCTTTAAAATGCTGAACAGTGATATTTTCAGGGAATAGCTATTTGATTGCATGTATTAAATGCGGTGATACACATCATAGCGATTGAAAATTGGTAAATAGCTTGTTCCCACATTCGAAGTACACAAAATGGTACTATCATGAGTCCCGCACACGTACCATGAAACACTATAACTGCTATCGATGCCTGGTATTCGGTATGTAGAGCAGCCGTCGTAGATACTATCAACACAAAATTGATAATATCTATTGTTCTCGTGTAAAGAGCCAAATTTATACCAGATGCAAGTACGAATATATACGCCAGAGCACGCGCAACGGGGTGATATTCTAGTAATAATCTGAAACGTGGTCGTGGTCGTATAACTTCTGGTGGTGGTTCCGGTGGTGGAACCTCTTGGTTAAATGCTATCGCGACAGAACCATCTGGTTTTTCAACAACCAGATGTCTGGCTTCATCCATGTAGATAAAATGATTTTATTGTTTAAGTTGGCGATACAAAGTGTAAAATGAGAATCCAATAATGATATAAAGGAAATACATTAAAGTCTTAGGAATTAAAGTAAAATTATCAAGAACTTTGATATCGGCTTCATCGAGTTTAGTCTTGTACATTCTGAGCTGCTGCATCAAAATATGGAGTAAGCGTATAGCGAGCATCATGATAGCCACACTAATAATTATAAAGGCGATGTTGTATAACGCATTTCCTTTACCACGGTAAAAACGAGAATACGCTAAAAGGCCTAATGATATAGACACATATGCAGCGACGTTCTGAAGCGACCTCTGAGAAAGAGCAATGAGCTTTAGAAGCTCGGGGTTCATTTAATCTTTACTGACATTTAATTTTTCTATTGACTATTTTTGTGGGTTCTGCAGCTTGTTTGAGATGAAAAGTGTGATACGAAAAATCGTATTTTGGAAATGCACTTTTTATTTTATTAGAAAGTACACCAGCTTGAACCGTTAAGGGTATTCCCGAACATACAGACTTTTGCTCCATCAAAAGAAATTCATCCTCCATGGCTACGAACCTTTTTAGGGTCTCACTCTTGATACCATCTGCATGCATTTTGACGTACATCGCCTTGGAATCACCATCACTGATGTAAAAATATTTGGAACCGTCAATCTCATCCGACTTTGTGTGTTTGTCATACATCAAAAACACAACGACGAGAATTGCTAAGATGTATAGCATTTATATTTACACAGAAATTAGTTTCGAGAGGTCGGCAACCTTGTTGATGATATTGAAAAATTTGTAAATATCGTCGACTGCATCGGGCTTCATAATCTCAAGTTCAATTTGGTAGCTCGCCTCCTCTTCAGAGTCCATGTCAGCATTATCACCTGAAGAGATGGTCATGTCGATACTGAGATTCTTGCGCACGAATGAGTGGCGAGTCTTGGAACGCCTTCTATCCATATCGTATTCACCCGACGTTACAATTTCACGGGCAACACAAAA